TATTACTTTAATAATAGTATTTACTTGATTGTATCCAAATCCACTTTCAATAATTTTTACGTCAACAATTGCTCCATTTAATATTACTGGAACCAAAATAGCACCAAATCCAGAACCAATAACTTCTAGCAAAGGTGGTGAATTATAATTTGAACCTGGGTTATTTACAATCGCACCAATTATTTTGCCTTGTGATGATACAATTACACTAATTTGTCCATTTTCACCATTTAATAGTGTTATATTTGGTTGACGATTATAGTTTACAACATTTGGGTCGCCATAATTGTCACCAATATTTTTCATGGAGATTGATTGTATCGCTCCAGTAAAAATTGGTCTGATTCTGGCATTAAAATCTTGACCAGCAAAAGTAGTAACTCCAATTGGAGATTCAATTTTTATATTAATTGGTTGATACTTTATAGAATGCTGCCCTGAACCAACATCTGAAAAATCAATAAATCTTTTGTTTACATAATTATAATCATTTGATATTGTGCTTCCAACTCCTACAGGGTTAACAGAAGCAACTCTAAATGTATTTTTATTAATAACATTAATAAAATACTCAGAATTAGTCGAAAGACCTACTGGTAAAATTCCATCAGTATCAAATAATATAGTTTCTTTTTCTGAATAACCATGATTTAGAATTGTAATTGTATTATCAAATAAATTGATTGAGTCACCATTAAAGAATAAAGTTTTATTGCTATATCCTTTTCCAGGATTAATTACTTCAATTGAGGATATAACTTTTTTTCTATCTGTAGATGTTAATTTTTGGAGACCTTCTCCGTAAGATCCAAAAGTAACAGTATTAATACCAGAAATGGCATCATCTAAAGTGTTATGTAATTTTATACGAACAGGATCAATTATGTTGACAAAATAAATCGCATCGTCAACCAGATTGCCAATTTTAGTTTGATTTTGTGAATTATAAATTATTTTTTCAAAATTTCTAAATTTATGGTATGTTGTAAATCCAATAGAATTATTCGTTAAATTAACCTGATCATATAAACTACCAGCATTAAAAGATACTGAATGGATAATTCTAGATAAATTCGCCTTTGCTTCCGCTCCAGTTCCGTTTCCACCTGAAATTGTAATTTTTGGTTCATCAGTATAATCAAAACCTTTATCCAAAATATTAATTCTAGACAAAGATCCAGTCACATTACATATACCCTCAGCACCAGAACCAAAAATAGTGTTACCAGCACCAACATTATCGGATATGAGCATTATTGGGGGGTCAATTACATCATAATTTGAATCTCCATTTGAAGAAACCACAATTTCTTCAATAGGACCAGAGTAAATTGTGTCTGATGATTTATAATTTAATAATTCTACACCATTTAAAAATAATCCTAGTGTTCCTGGTTTTGTAATTCTATTTTCAACAATATCATCATCAACACTTGGAGAAAATTTTCTAATTAAATCCTGTGCTTGTAATCTTCTATCATTATATTTTAACAATGAAAGTTTATTATTAAATACTGTACCAAAAACATAGACAAACTGACCACTTCTAATATTTGATCTACTTGTAGCTAATCGTATTGTACTAGAATTGACTTTATATACAAAATATGGCCCCTCTGCAATATTCAAACCAATATTATTATTTCGTGAATAATATACAGCTTCTCCACTAATAAATGAGTTTGAACCAATGTTAAGATCAAATCCATCATATTGCCCTGTAAATATTACAGATAAGTCCTCAACAATAATAGGAGTATTATAATAATTTGGTAACGAAGAGCATACAACATAAGTATCTTCGTCATCGGTATAAACATTTTGTATGTCTGCCGAAATAATATTAATTTCTGGTTGATTATTACTATTTGTTTTTGAAATTCCCTTTCTAATTGAATATTTTACATTAGTTGTATCAATTCTAGTTGTTAAATTAACGTCAAATTCATATTTGTTTGACACTGCTATAACAAATATATTGTATTGATTACCATCACTTCCTTTTATTGTACCAATATCACCTAAAGTAAATATATTAGGGTCAAAAGTTCTTATTCTATATTGAGCAGCTCCATTTAATTTTAAAGCAACTTGAGTAATTTGTTCAATTTCATATTCTGGTGTTACATTATTAATCCACGTCGTTCTTACTTGATCTTCACTATCTGCTCCTAAAGAAACAATCTCAACCTGGTCGTCAATTTCATAGTAATAAGATGAATCTCTATCAAACTCTAGGTCTCCAAGTACCCCAGTAATTTTAACTTTAATTTGCTCATTAGAACTTGTAAGTGCATAAGCATAATCTGGAGTTGTTATATCTGTGTTTAAGTCTATTGCAACTGGAGAAGATACACCAAAAAATTGTGTTGAACTTTTACCGTTGTAAGTAAATTTATATTCTACGGTATTGTCAAATACAACAAGAGTTCCAGAGTCTGTAAAACTTAATGTTGAATCAACATCAAGATAAGTCTGTCCTAATCCAACAGGATTAGTAATTTTTGTTTTTGGGTGTACAGTAAAATTAAAAGTTTCTAATTCTGGATTATAATCCAAACTTAATCTAAAATATTCTTCACCATCTTTAAATATTTTTTCAACGTTGGTAATAGATCCAACCGCTTTTAGAATTGTATTCGTTTCATCCTGATATAACGTTCTATTGATCAAATCTTCTGGATTTCCAGATAGTCTTTTAATTACAAGATCCCTAGTAATTCTAAAATCTGCATCAGATGGTTGAATTAAAAAATCTCTAGGCTTAATAATTTGTACGGGTGAACCCCAAATAGATTTAAATAATATATCAAAAGAACTATTGGCACCTTTTGATGAATAAAAATCTTTTAATTTTGATACTAATACCTTTTCATTTAAATCTTCATAAAACTGAACATCTTCAAAACCTGGAGTATATTGGTATTTAAATTTCTTATAAAGTTCAACTAAAAATAACGCATGTAAATTATATACAATTTGATTAGACGTATGTGGTGAACGAAGAGTCTTTTCAAATTCTAAAGCATCTGAGTTTGCAGTTCTGTAAGTAGTAATTCCACTAAATCCTCTCTTACAATTGATAAAAGTATCAATTGTTTTAGATTCATAAAGAATAATCTCATCATTAATTTGTAAAAGACCATTATTGGGTGGAAATCCATCCGTACTTTCAACTTTAATTGTGTTAGTAGTGTAACCAGTATCTTCTGTTAGATTTGTATAATATGTTAATTCTGTAATATTGTTTAATTGTGTGTATTGATCAATATTATTCAGGATGTCTACTGGACCACCAGGAAACTCTAAAGAATCATAATATTCCTTTAAAAATTCTACAAATTCTGGATATCCATCCCTGACAAAAGTAGGAAGTTGATCAGAAACTAAATTTTTGATATTAACTCTGTTCTTCATATTTTTTATAGTCTTATAAACTCGCCGTTTAAGTAGCTAGATGATACTATGTATTGTGATCCTGAGATGTCAATTCCAGAAGAAATTACATCATTAATTATATTAATATTTGATTTTGAATTATCTAGTTGTAAATAAAGATCTTGCTTTCCAATCACATCATTGGATTTTGGTATTGCAGAAAATTCAATAATATCATCACCAAAAGATTTTTTAGTTGTATTTAAAATATTTAAAGCATTTAATTTTATTTCTCCTCTATTATAATCAATAGACCCAACATTCTTTCTAACAACGACTGGTTGATTACTTGCATCCAATTTAAAGAGAAATACTGATCCAAATCCCTCATTATGTGGAAGATCTGACAGATACACGGTTCCAGTAATACCATCTACAGTAAATCCAGAAGTTTTAAAATTATATCCACTACGATTTTTTATATGAAATTCATTACCAAAACAAATTTCATACTCCGTAAATTGCCTTAATCTAACTTTAAGATCTCTCCTCATTTGGATTGTTGTGATATTTGAGGTAATTGCAACCGCAGAGTCATCTATTAACTTTAAAAATTTACTATATTTAAATCTAGATCCATATACATTTAATTCATCAGACGCAGCAAACTTTTCTAAAGTTTGTTGTACTTGATTTTTTAAATACTCTGGAGTTCCTTGATTGCTGTTATAATATACTTTTGCATTATATTCAATGTAAAGATATTTTAAATCTATAAATTCAGGAACAATTCCAGCGACTGCGTATTTTCTGAGAGTGATTTTTAAATTATCTTTAATTGCAGTTGGTAAATAAGAACCATTTTTTGGTTTAACCGTAATATAAACCTTTCCAAATTTTGGTGGATTCAATTCTTCACCACCAAATACAGATACTGATTCAGTTTCTGGATAAATTAGGGGTATCAATGATTCATAATCAGATGCTGTGACAGCTCTATTCTGAGAAGCGTATACTCTTGGTGCTAATTTTTTAATAGAAGCGATAGATTCAATATCAGCTCCATATCCCGCTACTTCAAGTGTTGTTAAGAGTGGTTCATCAACAGTAACAGGACTTCCATTATTATCTGCTAATCTACCAGCAAAAGAAAAATTTCGGACACCATTTGCAATTGAACCATTTGTAGTTACATAACTAACCATGATAAAATTATTATTTTTTAGTTTACTTCCAAAAGTTCCATCACCAAAGATTAATTCATACCTTTGATCCTCAATTTCATTTAGAAAAAATACATCATCTGTTGGTTTAACTGCAGTTAAATTATCTGCAAATTTATAAACTCTTGAAATATTACTATTTTTACTTTCTCTAATAATCACTCTTATCAAGCTAGTATCAATATTATCATTGTTTAAAATAAATCTTTGGTTTTTATTTAAACTGTCAACAATAAAACTATCTTCAATATATGATCCTTCAAAAATATCAACATTCGGGAATTCTGCAATTCCACCAGATACAGGAACTGTAACATCGTCTGGTATAGAGTAAATATAATTTATATTTGAGAATGATACGTTTGAAGTAGCAACAATACCTTTTTTTAAGGTAATTGTGATTGGGTTGGAGGCAAATGCAGATATATCAACAAAAAAAGATATTTTAGATCTAGATGATCTAACTGATCTTGGAAGATAACCTAAATTTCTAGCAAGAGATACTACGTTCTCTCTTAGTGTTGCTCCATCCAAAAACACTTCATTAGTCAACATATTTGCATTATATGATGTAATATAAGTGTTGTATGCTAGAGTGTCTAGCAATACACTAAAATTAGACCCATCAAAGTCATAATCTGTGTACCTACCATCAGCTCTCAAAAAGCTTTTGATAGATTCTCTTATATCGTTAAAATCTAGTGCTGATACGTTAACTATTGGCATTTATCTAGTTGGTAATAATACAAATTCTAATCGTTGTGGTAGGGCATCAATTCCAACTATTAAATATGTAATTTTAACATCCATCGCCCCCTCATCATAGTTTGGAGTAATAACCGTTTCTATTAACTCTACTCTTGGTTCAAACCGATTGATTACTTCTGTTATTTGGGTTTCTATTCGTCTAGCAGTAAATAGATCAATAGTTTCAAATAATAATTTATTTACATCAGTTCCTATAGAAGGTTCAAAAAACTTTTCTCCCCGTATTGTTAAAACTAAATTTTGAACTGATCGAGCGATAGCTTGTTCATTCTTTAAAACAGCTAAGTCTCTCGTTAAAGGATTGATCTTTAACGAGAGACTAATATCCCTAAATCCAACACTAATACGCTCTAACGGCATTATTTTGAATATTATTATGATTTATTTATAGTGGTTTTTACCACTTGTGCCCCCAATTTGGCTCAGTGCCATAAGACCAATCATCATAGTCTTCGTCATTGCGAATTTTTTCGTGAAGTTCATTTTGAACCTCAAAATCATGTTTTTTAGGGGTCTTATCATCATTTGCGATCTCTCGCAACATCTTCTTTTCTTTAGTTTCCTCAGATAATTTGTAATCTGATACTAAACTAGTTGTTCCCCACATGCTGTACATGTAGTTAACATCACGATCCGCTGGTTTTCCCATTTGTTTGCTCCTGATTTGTTAAATCAGAACTTTTTACGGGGTTGCTATCCCGAATTTTTGACCATTTCGTAGTCATCACCAAGAATTTCTCTCAAGTATGCATCATTCCACATGTCATAATAAGAGGTTCTTGCTAATTTTTTACGAAAATCCTGTAATTTTTCCTTTGGTTGCGCTAAAATTAAGTTATATTTACCATTGTTGGTCTGAATTCCTTTTATATACGTCTTATAATTACCACAGTCTTCAAAAAACTTCCATTTTGGATGTTTTGAGTTATGGTGATCCACCCAAAATTGAACTGCATCCAAATTAAAGTAGTCTTCTACAATAAAAATGATAACATGATACCCATCAATTGGATATACTTCCTCCGCTGGACACTCTATAATTTTAAATTTGGAATTAGATGCAAATGGACACACTGCAAAACCATTTAATTCTGGTTTAAGTTTAGATACCTCTTTAATCCAATTTAAAATATATATCTCTTTATCTGAAAACATATAAAAAAGAGTGCTTATTACTATTTAAGCACTCTAAGATATTAACCTTGTCCTCTATACCTCTTCCGTGCCCCGTTACGAGACGTTGCGGCGTACTTAGTATGTTTACCTGTCCCTTGACGAGTTTTTTTGGGTTTTGATTCAATAACAATTTTATTAGTCAGTGAAGGTCTTTTTGCCATAG